TTACTCGTAATTACGATGCTCAAGATCAGTTGAAGACCAAGCGTCAGTATTTCGTTCATTACAAGTTTCTACCCGGTCTGGGTTTCTATGGCTTCGGTCTGATCCATATGATTGGCGGTTTGGGTCGTGCAGCGACAAGCATTCTGCGTCAGTTGATTGATGCGGGTACGCTGGCGAACTTGCCGTCTGGTTTCAAGGCACGAGGCATCCGGATACGAAATGAAGACGAGCCTCTCATGCCCGGTGAGTTCAGAGACATTGATGCGCCGGGTGGTGATATTCGTAACGCTATTGTCCCTCTACCATTTAAAGAACCATCAGGCACACTTGCGCAGTTGCTGGCTTCTTTGATCGAAGGCGGACGCCGTTTTGTATCCATTGCTGATCAACAGATTGGTGAAGGTCAAAGTGGTGACATGCCTGTAGGAACAACTGTGGCACTGCTTGAGCGCGGTATGAAGGTCATGTCGGCTATTCATAAGCGCCTGCACTATTCACAGAAAACAGAGTTCCGGCTCCTCGCTAGAATCTTCGCAGAAAATCTCCCTCCTGTGTACCCTTACGAGGTAGCCGGGGCACCTTCCGAGATCAAGTCGCAAGACTTTGATGGTCGTGTGGATGTGCTTCCTGTATCGGATCCAAACATCTTTTCGATGGCACAGCGCGTGACGCTGGCACAAACACAGCTTCAGTTGGCACAATCAAACCCCGGCATTCACAATCTGCACGAAGCATACAGGCGTATGTATCAGGCGCTTGAGGTGCAGAACATTGATGAGATCTTGCCGGCCAAGAAAGAACCGCAGCCTACCAGTCCGAGCATCGAGAATGCTAAAGGTATGCAGGGCGAACTACTGAGCGCGTTCCAACAGCAAGATCATGATGCTCATATTATGACGCATATTGCCTTTATGAAGTTACCGTTAGTTTCGACATCTCCTAATATTTATGCTACATTTATGGGGCATCTTCAGGATCATATATCCATGAAGGCACGTTTGACTGTAATGGCTCAAGTTCAAGAACAGCAAGCGCAGGCGCAACAAATGGCGTTAGCCGCACAGATGGGTGCAGTTGACCCGATAATGGCGCAGCAACAGATGCAAGCCGCATCTGCCGTATCCGAAGACATGATTGAAGCCGAGGTTGCAGGACTTGAGGCTCAGTTTACGCAAGAAATAATTGCGATGCTTTCTCCGCCGGAAGGGCAACAGGATCCTCTTGTTGCAATAAGGCAACAAGAACTTGCCATTAAGGCATCTGAAGCCGAGCGTAGAGCGCAACAGGATTCAGCAGAATTAGCACTAGAACGCCAGAAGCTCCAACAACGGGCTATGACTGACGCAGCGCGAATCGAACTCCAAGAAGATATCGCGGAAGACAGGGCAGATGTGAATAGGGAACGCATCCAGACCCAGCGTGAGTTGGCGATGCGTAATAGGTAATTGGATCCAGTTAGTGCGATGGCCACCGCTACGGCGGCATTTGGGGCTATTAAAAAAGGTTTAGCGATAGGACGAGACATCGAGTCAATGGTGTCCGATTTGTCGCGTTGGATGGGCGCCCTCTCTGATTTAGATCAGATGGAGAAGGAAGCCAAGAACCCTCCTATGTTCAAAAAGCTGTTCAATGGTAAATCTGTTGAACAGGAGGCTATAGAAGCCTTTGCGGCTAAACGTAAAGCAGAAGCACAGCGTTATGAATTAAAGCAGTGGATTGGCCTGACGATGGGTCAGTCGGCTTGGGATGAACTTGTGCGCATGGAAGGTCAGATTAGAAAGCGGCGTCAAGACGCTGTCTACGCTCAGAGGGAAAAACGCCGCAAGTTTATTGAGTTTGTTGCGTGGCTTCTTATGCTTGGCTTGGCGACAGCGGCACTTACGATATTTGTAGTGTTGCTCAAGGCTCATTCCGCACGAGCAGATGAAGTTACTTGGGTTGAGTGCCGATTAGCCAAGTATGAAAAGATTGGCAAGGAGTGGCACTGCTACTATCTGGGAGCTAACAGAACTACTGAGTCTATGATTATTGATGAGTTTTGTCCTCGCGTATATATGTGCGAGTACAACCCTGGTTCTGATAGTAAAATTACGAAGTGGGAGTAGGACATGGCTCAGAAAAAACTACAGAAACAGTCTAAGTTTGCGGAGTATGACGAAGACGGTGACGGCATCGTAAGTGATGAGGAACTGTCGCATGTTAAAGAAATCAAACAGACAGAAAATGAACTTAGGAAGAACTTGGCTCAGTTGCGCATGGCGCGCTACACCTTGATCGCTATGGGTCTCTTTACGTTTGCAATGTTCTTTATTCCTTTGGATAGGGTTAAGGCGTTAAGCGACATAAGCAACCTGTTTTACATATCTGGGGCGGGGATTGTTGGTGCGTTCATGGGCGCCACTGCATGGATGAATAGAAAGTGATACACGCTTTTTTGCTTATTTTGGTATTAGGTGGTAAGGTACAGAGTCAGGACATGTATTTTCGTTCTGTAACAGATTGTAACTTTTTTGCGGCACAGATAACAAAGAGATATGGAAACTACCAACATTATGGCTCTGTTCCATCAGAGCACAAAGCTACGGCCTACTGTAAACCGGTCAAGGTAAGCGCGGATATTGAGTTGTACTAATGGCATCTAAACTAAACGAAGGCAGCGAGTTTACAATTCCTCTCAAGAACCTTTTAGGTCTTGTCGCCTTTACAGCCATTTCTGTATGGGCGTACTTTGGGATCATAGAGCGTCTAGCGTTCCTTGAACATGAACAAGAAATGATGATTGTAGAGATTGAAGAGAATGATGATTGGATAGATGACTTTGAGCCTCCGAAATCTGTGCAAGAAAATATAGCAAGAGTCCGTAATTTAGAACTTAGATTGCAAAGGCTGGAAACTATGATGGAGATGTCGAAGTGATACAGGCGTTGATAGGGCCTATTGCTAATCTTGCTGGCACATGGCTTGAGGGCAAGGTCGAGACTAAGAAGGCGGAGACCGGAGCAAAGGTTGCCAAGGCCAAGGCTGAAGCGGTCATTATGGAGAAGAAAGCCACTGGGGAGATTGACTGGGATCTCAAAATGGCAGATGCTTCTGCATCCTCGTGGAAAGACGAGTGGTTAACCATTTTGTTTTCCGTCCCTTTGGTCTTAGCTTTTTGCGGAGAATGGGGTCGGCAGGTAGTAACGGACGGCTTTACGGCGTTGGAAGCAATGCCTGAGTATTATCGTTACACATTAGGAATTATCGTAAGTGCCAGCTTTGGCACAAGGGCAGCAACTAAGTTCTTTAAAAAGTAGGAGTCTCTCATGCCAAAAAACAAATATACTGAAAAGCAGATGAAGATTGCCCGTGTGGCAGAACCTCGTGATGCAATCACTGGTGCCGATTTTGAAGCTATGAATAATAGCAAGATGGGCGGCGGTATGATTAAATACGCTGAAGGTGGAGATGTTCGCAAGGAAATGCTGATGCAGATGCTTGAGGATGCTCGTGAGAACAACGATGATGACAAGATCATCGAGATTGAGGCTGAACTCTTCCAAATGGGTGACGGTCAAGGCATGATGGGTGGCGGCATGGTAAAACGTCTTGGTTATAAGCACGGTGGCAAGGTTAAAGGCTATCGTGACGGTATGTCTGTAAATGCAAGCAAGGGCAAGGGTTGTGGTATTGCTACATCTGGCCGTGGTTATAGTGGAACATACTAATGCCGATTATCACGATTAGCATATTACCGGATGGTGCCATACCGGTCGATAAGATGTCTGAAGAGGGGGAAAGCTGTCCAGCTCCCACTAAAGATGACGAGCTTAACCAAGCTAACAAACTTATGGCTATTGAAGAAGCCTCATATGGTGATCCGGTTGACTCAGAAAAGATTTGTGGCACTTGTGCAGCATACAATCAAACAGATGAAATGCTGGAATGCATCGGTGATGATACTGGGGCTTTAGGTTATTGTCAGATCTGGAAGTTTAGTTGCATGTCTGATAAGTGGTGCGAGAGTTGGGCAGAAGGCGGTCCAATGACAAGTGATAAACAAGCAGCCTACAAAGATATTATATAATGGATGTTGCAGACTTCGCAAAATTTGTTTATAACTTGTTGGCGAAGCGAGAAGAACAGATCGCTGACATGTTGACATCTGGTGGTGTTCAGAACTTTGAACAGTACCAGCGGTTGGTTGGAGAAGTACAGGGACTTGTCTATGCCAAGGAAGAAATCAAAGCCCTGCTGGAGAGAAGCGTAGACGATGGCGAAGACATTATACGTTCCTGATCACATAGCGAGATCAAAAGCAAAAGACCCAGTTTCCTCAGAATCTGCATATGTAGAGACCGAGAAACGAGTTTTAGACCCTAGTCTTCTAGACAAATCCTTAACAGAACGCCTGCCGCAACCAACTGGTTGGCGGCTTCTTGTTATGCCCTATCAAGGCAAACAAAAGACAGAGGGCGGCATTATTATCCCTACTGAGGCTCGTGAGCGAGAGGCATTGGCTACTGTTGTAGCGTATGTTCTCAAGCTAGGACCATTGGCATATCAAGATCCGAACAAGTTTGGTGACAATCCTGAAGCATGGTGTCAGGAGGGTCAGTGGGTATGTATTGGTCGATATGCGGGATCTAGGTTCAAGATTGACGGAGGCGAAGTCCGCATCATCAACGATGATGAGGTAATCGCTACTATCCTTGAACCTGATGATGTTAAGCATGTCTAAGGAGATGAACATGGCAGAAGCTCAAGCGGTTGAAGAAGAAAACATCGAGGTAACGCTTGATGACGACCAGAAAAAAGTTGAAGTACAAGAAGAAGCTCCTCAAGTAGAGACTGAAAGAGCTGATGGGGAGGAACTGGACAACTACAGTAAGGGTGTTCAGAAACGAATTAAAAAACTGACGGAAAAATATCGTTACGCAGAGCGGGATAAAGAAGAAGCCGCTCGCGTTGCTGAAGTTTTGAAAAACGAGAATGAGCAGCTAAAGACTAAACTGAGTAATCTAGATCAGGGTTATCTTTCTGAATATGGAACTCGGTTGGATTCACAGCTAGGCACCGCAAAGCAGTCCTACAGGGATGCACATGATCGCGGTGATGTTGATGCGATGTTTGACGCGCAGCAAGCTCTTTCAAAGATTTCTATTGAGCAAGAGCGTTTTCGGTTAGCTAAACAGCGCCAAGAACAACAGGCGGCTCAACCCGTCCAACAACCGGTGGAAGTACAACAGGCGCAGCCGGCGGCTCAACCAGCCGTTAAGCCTGACCCCAAAGCGGAGCGGTGGGCGGAAAAGAACACTTGGTTTGGTGATGACGAGATCATGACGCAAGCCGCTTTTGTTATAGATAACAATCTTCGTGCGGAAGGATTTGACGGCACGGAAGATGAATACTATACTCAATTAGATACTCGTCTTAGGGAACGCTTCCCAAATGATATGAGTGTCAAGCAAAACGAGGGAAGTTCTAGGGTCGCCTCGGCTTCAACTTCCGCATCTCGTAGTAATAAACAGGGGCGCAGGACCGTCAAGTTGTCACCTTCACAGGTGGCTATGGCAAAGAAACTTGGGGTTCCTTTAGAAGAATACGCCAAGTATGTAAAGGACTAAGCCATGAGTGATACAAGACAGCCACGGTCAACAGAAACCCGCGAAAAAGCAACGCGCAGAAAACCATGGGCACCGCCCAGCCGATTAGATGCACCTGCTCCACCTGATGGATATACTCATCGTTGGATCCGGACTTCTCTTAGAGGCGATGACGACAAAATGAACGTCCACTCCAAACTTCGTGAGGGATGGGAACCAGTCAGAGCCGATGAGTACCCTGGATTTGATTATGCAGTTATTGATAGTGGTTCACATGCTGGTGTTATTGGCAACGGTGGATTAATGCTCGCCCGAATACCTGAAGAGACAGCGCAGGAAAGATCCGCGTATTACGGGAACCGGACCCGCGAACAAATGACGGCTGTAGATCAGGACCTTATGAAGGAACAACATCCTTCCATGCCTATCAGTAATGAGAGGCAGAGTCGTGTAACTTTCGGAGGTCGCAAACGCGATTCCGAGTAAACTTTAGAGGAGTATTGCTATCATGGCAAATACTAACGGTGCCTTCGGACTTCGTCCGATTGGTGTAGTCGGTCAGGCTGCAAACACCACTGGTGCGACTGAATATCGTATCGCCTCTGGAAACACAAACGCGATATTCCAAGGATCCCCTGTTATTCCGCTGTCAACTGGCTTTATTGACATTGTTGGCGCGGCGGCTGGTGGATCTGTGGGTCTTGTTGGTGTTTTCTGGGGTTGCGAATACGTTTCGTCTACCACTGGTGAGAAAATTTTCTCAAACTACTGGCCTGGTTCTGGCGCGGACTCAAATCATCCCGTCAAAGCCTTCGTGTATGACAACCCAATGCAAACATTTGTTATCGCATCAGACGCTTCATTGACTAATGAAGCAACTGCACGGGCGCATGTGTTCGCTAACGCAAACTTTGCGGCTGGTGCTTCTGGTTCAACAACCACAGGCATTTCATCCGGTAAGTTGGGTGTCAGCACTATCGCTACTACTGCTGCCTTGCATCTTCGTATCATCGGCATTCAAGATGATGTTGAGAATCAAGATTTCGCAGCGGCTGGTATTGGTCTAATCGTTCGATTGAATAACAGCTTTAATTCCGCCAATGGTGGTATTTCTGCTGGTACTCCATCGACTACCGGCGTTTAAGGAGGCTCACTAAATGGCTATTTCTCGCGCACAACTGGCGAAAGAGCTGGAGCCGGGTCTCAATGCCTTGTTTGGCATGGAGTACAACCGGTACGAAAACCAGCACGCCGAAATTTTCACCACTGAGTCTTCAGATCGAGCATTTGAAGAAGAGGTCATGCTTTCCGGGTTTGGCGCCGCTCCGACTAAGTCGGAAGGTTCCGCCGTCAATTTTGACGATGCCAACGAAGCATATACCGCTCGGTATAACCATGAAACCATTGCACTAGCATTTTCGATCACGGAAGAAGCTGTGGAAGATAATCTTTATGATCGTCTCTCTACTCGCTACACTCGTGCTCTTGCTCGTTCAATGGCACACACAAAGCAGGTTAAAGCAGCTAGCATTCTAAACAATGCGTTTACGGCTGGTGCATCTGCTGGCGGTGACGGTGTTGCACTCTGTGATGCATCACACCCGCTTACAACTGGTAGCACGTTTGCTAACGAACCAGGTACAGCCGCTGACTTGAACGAAACCTCACTCGAGGACGCTCTAATCAGCATCGCTGGCTTCGTTGATGAGCGTGGCCTGAAAGTCGCACTTCGCGGTCTAAAGCTGGTGATTCCTCGTCAGTTGCAGTTCGTTGCAGAGCGTCTGATGGTGTCAAACCTTCGTGTCGGTACTGCTGACAACGACATCAACGCACTTCGGTCAATGGGAATGCTTCCTGACGGTTATGCCGTTAACGACTTCCTGACAGACCCAGATGCGTTCTTTGTCTTGACAGATGCTCCTCGTGGCTTCGTCCATTTTGAGCGTGTTCCACTGTCTACACAGATGGAAGCAGACTTCGACACCGGCAACATGCGGTTCAAGGCCCGTGAGCGTTACAGCTTCGGTTTCTCAGACCCACGTTGTGTGTTTGGTTCACCAGGCGCATAAGAATCCTAGTCCTCCATACTGGGTTAAAGGGCGGCTTCACAGTCGCCCTTTTTTCTGTTAACCTGTAGAAACCTTACGAGATGTAAGTTTCCTCCCTAAACTCGGAGCCGACTTAATTGCGGCTTCGCTTTTTTTCGTGTATGCTAGTTTTACCCTGACAGATCCAACGTGGATCTGACACTAGCCACGACAGGAGTAAACTCATGGCGACAACTACTTTCTCTGGTCCTATTAAGGCCGGAACAATCAAAAACACAACAGGCTCAACTCTTGGTTCAAACATTGCTAATGTTGGTCAAGTTGTTATGGCTCAAACATTTTCAGCAGACTTATCAGGCGGTGCTCTAGCTGCTCAAGTTACTGATGTTGTAATCCCTGCAAACTCTCAGATTATTGACTGTGTGATTGACATCATTACAGCCGCTAATGCTACAACTAACCTTAGTATCGGTGATACTGTAGGTGGTGCAGCTACAATTCTGAACACTTTTGCATCTGGAACAGACGCTGGGCGTAAGTACCCAACAACGCAAGCTGGCGCTGCATTGGCTTGGCAAGACACTGGAACAGCGGACATTCGTTTGACTGTAACTGCTTCTGCTGCGACAAACGCAGGTCTTGTTCGTTTTACGATCCTGTATCAGCAAAACAACAACCTTGCTTAATAGGAGGGCATTATGGCTGCTTCTATTTTTGCCAAGACAGCAACGGCAACCGGTACTTTAAACGGTGGCAGAACTCGGCTGAAGGCTTTTTATGTAAAGACCGCGTCTAGTGGTTCTCCACAGGTCGTATTTAAGAACGCCAGTGGTGGAGCGACTTTGCTAGACATGGTGTTTAATACTTCAGATGATACGCAAGTCAGCATTCCTGATCATGGGATGATTTTTGATGATGAATGTCATGTAACCCTGACAAACATTACATCAATAACAGGGTTCTTCGGCTGATGGCTAGAAAGCCATCAAAGATGCCTGCGCGAAACAAAAAGAATTTCCGCTCCACTAAATCTGGAGCGGGAATGACTAAGGCTGGTGTGGCTGCGTATCGTAGAGCTAACCCCGGTTCTAAATTAAAAACGGCAGTTACTGGAAAAGTAAAAAAAGGTTCTGCCGCTGCAAAACGGCGTAAGTCATACTGTTCTAGGTCTGCTGGGCAGATGAAGGCGAATAATATTAGTTGTAAGAAGACACCTAAGAAGCGTATTTGCGCGGCTCGGCGGAGATGGAAATGTTAATGAAGTTTTTAGCCGGTACTATTGGGTTCTTTTCAGTCATGTCTGTCGGCTTCATAGGATGGGTAGGACTTAGTATAGTTGATTTAAAAATACAAGTTGCTGAGACGCACGGCAAAGTTGCCGCTAATCATGCAATGATAAAACCTATGTGGGAATCATTTTTATCGGAGAAGAGCGTTGGCGATCTCGCGAAGTTCTATACCACAACAGATAACTAAAGGTGGGACAATGGCAAAAGATGCATGTTACCGAAAAGTTAAAGCAAGATATAAGGTCTTTCCGTCAGCGTATGCTTCAGGAGCGATTGCTAAGTGCCGAAAAGTTGGAGCCAAGAACTGGGGAACTGGAGGAAAGAGTAAAACAACTAAAAGAAAGAGTAGCTCTTCTAAACGCAAAGGTAAGACCTACTAATGGCTGATACGAAACCAAAAAGAAAGTTTAGAGGTAAGCCCGTTAAGGGAACCGCCGTGGCTCGAGGTTGTGGTTGTGTTTTACCTAGACGCCGGAAGAGAACTAAAGGTTCGGTGGAGCAATCTTAATGGCAGTTCGTAAGACAAAAAAGGGTGCGTCACTCAAACGATGGTTCAAAGAAGAGTGGAAAGATGTACGCACTGGCAAGCCTTGTGGCAGAAAGAAGGGTGAGAAACGTGGTGTCCCTTATTGTCGCCCGTCTAAGCGGGTTTCATCCAAAACGCCAAAGACAGCCAGTGAATTGTCTGCAAGCGAAAAAAAGAGTAGGATATCTCAGAAGAAGCGTTTGGGTCAGCCTGCTGGTAAGCCTAAAAGAGTTAAATCCGTTAAAAGGAGAAAAAAGTCATGAAGGGCATGAAAAAGGACAAAAAAGGCTACAAGGATGGTGGCATGGTCAGTCCACGCAAAGCCATGGCTATGGGCTACCAGATGGGTGGCAATGTAGATGTGAAAAGAGCGCAGCTATTTGCGCAAAATCTTGGAAACATGATGCAGGGTTCTGTTCCTACACGAAAGCCTAGAGGAACAATGTAATGGCAACGTCTGGGTCAAGAGATTTCAACCTTGATGTCTCTGACATTATTGAAGAGGCGTATGAGCGGTGCGGGTTAGAAGTTCGCACCGGCTATGATGCTCGTACTGCGCGCCGGTCTATGAACTTGATGTTCGCAGATTGGGCGAACAGGGGCATAAACCTCTGGACGGTGCGTCAGGCTACGATAACACTGACCCAAGGACAAGCTACTGAGACATTAACCTCTGATGTGGTGGATTTACTTGAAGTTGTTCTGCGCCGTAGTGGTACGGACTATGATATAAACAAGATTAGCCGTGGCGACTATTTGTCCGTGCCGACTAAGACAACTACAGGACGCCCGTCTCAGTTTTATTTTAATCGTCAGGTTCTGCCTCAGATTACAATGTGGCCTACACCTGAGAATAGCACTGATCAGATTGTTTATTACTACATTCGGCGTCTTGAAGACGCTGATGCGTTAGTTAACGATGTAGAACTTCCGTTTCGTTTTCTGCCTTGTGCTGTTGCAGGAATGGCGTACTACAGTGCCTTGAAAAAGGCTCCAGAACGGATTCAGTTGTTAAAAACGGTGTATGAGGAAGAGTTCCAGCGTGCCGCAGACGAAGACGAAGACAGGGTTTCATTGAAGCTGCAACCTAGTATTCAGTATTTGAGGGTCTAATGGCGAATTATGCGTCTGGAAAAGATGCTTACGGAGTATCGGATCGTTCTGGCTTTCGTTACCGCTTGAGAGATATGAAAGTTGAGTGGAACGGTCTAAAGGTAGGCTATGACGAGTATGAGTCAAAGCATCCACAGCTTGACCCTAGACGCAAGGTTATAGATCCGCAGGCTCTTCGTGATCCACGCCCAGACCCGACTTTAACGGTTAGCAGAACTATTCAATGGGGTTGGAACCCTGTAGGCTTGTATGATAACGGCGGTCTAAACACAAACGATCTAGTTGGGACGGGTGCCGTTGGCAGCGTTACGGTGATAACATGAGTTTTACATTTAATGAGCTAAAACAAGCCATACAGGATTACTGCGAGAATCAAGAAACGACTTTTGTTAACAATCTTGACATTTTCATCACCGAGGCAGAGGAACGAGTCTTAAAGAGTGTGGGGCTTACGTTTTTTCGCCGTAATCAGACTGCCACGTTGACGCAGAATAATCAGTTTTTGAATTGCCCAGCAGATTTTTTGGCACCGTTTTCATTATCTGTTACAAACGCCTCTACGAGTGATAAGACCTTTCTGTTGTACAAGGACATAAATTTTTTACAGGAGTATACTCCAGACGCTACAACGACTGGGTTCCCGAAGTATTATGGATTCTTTGACATCACTAACTTTCTGATTGCGCCTACGCCAAACGCGAATTTAGCAGTCGAATTACACTACTTCTACCGTCCTGCCAGCCTTACAGCGCAAGCGGGTGGTGGAACTACATGGTTGAGTACAAATGCTCCAATGACACTCCTTTATGGGGCCTTGGTGGAGGCTTACACATTTATGAAGGGTGAACCCGATATCCTTCAAAACTATAATCAACAGTTTCAACAGGCTCTTTTGCGTCTCAAGAACTTCGGTGAAGGTCTTGAAACATCTGACGCATATCGTGAAGGTCTTGTTGTTAGGGAGAAAACCTAATGTTCAAGATGAATTTTGATCTGCCGGACACTCCCGTAGTAAACGTGAAGACTACAGAACACCGAGGTTTTACCCCGGAAGAGGTTGCTTCACGCTGTGCAGAAAAAATTATTTCTGTATCGGATACAGCTCATCCTGGTATCCGAGACCAAGCAAACGCTTTTAAGGGTCATATTGAAAGAACAATAGCCTTTTACATGCGTGAGGCTATTCGTAGTGATCGTACTACGATATACAATGCATTAGCGGATGCTGGGCATCCAGAACTAGCCGAAGCTATAAGGAGACTGTAATGGCTATAACACAAGCAATGTGTACCTCTTTTAAGGTGGAACTGCTTCAAGGCAAGCACAACTTCACCGCATCGTCAGGTCACACTTTCAAACTAGCACTTTTCACAAGTTCTGCTTCTCTTGACGCAGCAACCACGGATTATTCCACATCTAACGAAGTTAGTGGTACAAACTATACCGCTGGCGGAGCCGCTCTGACTAGCGTCACTCCAGTATCATCTGGCACGACAGCCTTTGGTGATTTTGCCGACCTGACGTTTTCTAACGCCAGTGTTACGGCGCGGGGTGCAATAATCTATAATACCACGACTGCTGGTGGATCAGGAACAACTGATGCGGTTGTTGTTCTGAACTTTGGTGCAGACAAGACATCAACTGCCGGTGATTTCACGATCCAGTTCCCAACTGCTGACGCGAGTAACGCGATCATCCGCATCGCCTAACGGAGTCCGTTATGGCTGACATTACGGGTTGGGGTCGAGGTACATGGGGACAAGGGGCGTGGAACAGTGCTGTTCCGGTCTCTGTCACTGGTATCGCGGCCACGGGCGGTGTTGGCTCTGTAACGGTCACGGGTGTTGCAAATGTTGCTGTAACAGGCGTAGCTGGAACTTCGGCGCTAGGTAGCGTTGCAGTCTCCGCAGCCGCGAATGTGCCGACTACTGGCCTCGCCGCTACAGCAGGTGTTGGCTCTGTCACTGTTAGTGCCGCCGCAAACGTAGTTCCAACCGGAGCTACGGCCACAGGAGCGGTGGGTTCCGCTACAGTATCTGCGGATGCAAACATAACGGTTACCGGTGTTGCTGGAACTTCGGCGGTTGGGTCTGTCACGGTATCTGGCGCGGCGGATGTACCTGTTACGGGTCTTGCTGCCACAGGTGGTGTTGGCTCTGTTTCTGTCGTGGCAGAAGCAAATGTAACGCCGACAGGGGTCGCGGCTACAGGTGCGGTTGGGTCTCCAACCATCATTGGTAAGGCGAATGTTCCGACTACGGGTCTTGCCGCTACAGGCGGTGTTGGCAGTGTTACGGTTCAGGCAAACGCTGACGTAGGTGTTACTGGTCTTGAAGCAGAATCTAACGTAGGCAACGTAGAAGTTGGCGTTAGAGTCATCGTTCCTACTACAGGATTGCAAGTTACCGGAAATGTTGGTACTGTAAGCGTAAGCGCAGATTCAAATGTCAGTTTGACAGGCGTATCTGCCACAGGACAAGTAGGTACTATATTTGTGTGGGGTCAGATAACCCCGAATCAAACGCCGAATTGGACTGCTGTTTCACCGTCACAATCACCTGGCTGGGGCGCTGTTTCACCGTCACAGTCACCTAATTGGACGGATATTGCGGCATAGGAGACCATAATGGCGAGTTCATTTACTACCAACTTTGCGATTGAGAAGCCAAACACAGGCGAACAATCTGGTTCGTGGGGCGACACGACCAATTTCAATTTTGATTTGTTTGATCGGTTGGCGGGTTACAAGTCTATAACACTATCAAATGCGTCTTCTACTCTTACTGTACGTCCGTCATCACCTTCTCAAGGATCGAGCAACGTACAAGACGGAATGTATCGCGCTATTAAGTTCGTAGATGGCGGCGATATTGGCGGTACAGTAACGCTTACGGTAGGCCCGAACACTTCAGCTACTTTCTTTATGTTTCAGAACGCGCTATCTGGTAGCCGCGATATTGTTGTTACACAGGGGTCAGGCGCGAATGTAACTGTTGCTAACGGGCAATCTGCCATTGTGTATTGT